GCTGACCAGGAAGTAACCCCTGGAGAGCGGCCCGATCTTGGGGTCGTTGGCGTACCCCTTCAACACGTTGTAGAGCCGAGGACCAACGTCCCAGGACTTGATCAGGACCTGGCCGTCGTCACCGATGAGGGCCACGTTGAAGGCCGCCACCGCCTGGGCACGGTCACCGATCTCGCAGAGCGGGCAGTTCTTGCCCACGGTCTGGAGGCAGGTGTAGGCCCTCGTCGTCTTGCCGTCCTTGGTGGTGCGGTCCACCCAGTGGCGCCGGAAGTTGGCGTAGCTGGTGTCTTCCAGGAACTTGATGACGACAGCCTTCTCTTCCAGCTTCAACGACTGGGCGAAGCTGGACGTGGAGTCCATCTGCCGCTGGGCATCGGTCCAGCCGCCACGGATCTGGTCGGCACCGGAGGACGGAGCCTTGGCTCCCGTCTTCTTCGGGGTGGGAGGCTCATCACCGTCGTCGTCTTCGGCGGGGGCGGCATCACGCAGACGCTGGCGGGCCTTCTTCACACCGGGGTCATCCTCGACGCTGCGACGGGCGGGCACCTCCCCATCGTCATCGGAGTCATCCCGAGGGATGCGTCGGACAGGGCGCTTCGATGGAGCGGCCATTATGTTACCTCGCAGTGTGCAGTGTGCAGTGTGTTACTGAGTTGTGAGACCTGCAAACAGTAAGCCGACCTCACGTGCAAAGGCTGGCGTCGGGGGGTGCTTCTCACCGTGACGGTCAGGGAAGATCACCCGATGCTCCTTGGCGATGCGGACGATACCTTCCACCTGCTCACGTGTCCAGAGACGCTTGCCCTTGTTGGAGCGCCCCCCTGCGACGGGGGCCTTGGTCCGTGGCGATCGATAGGGAGTGCGTGCAAGCAGGCCCTGCGCCTCCCAGGCACGTATCGACTGCACGCTGTAGTCGAGGGCCTTGGCCAGGTGAGAGATGGTGAAGAACTCCCGCTTCTCACCGTCCACCAGGTAATACGCAGGTTTGGCGTCCCAATCGTTGGTATCAGACGCTTCCTGTCCCTTGGTCTTGGAAGTTCCGTCCCGGTTCACCGGCTTCTTGCGGCCGGGGTAGTCCAGGTCGGAGAACCCAGCGAGGGGGTCACCAAGATCAGCCGCCATTGATCACACTCTCCAGGAACTCGGCGGTGTGGCGATGCCACTCCAGCAGGGCACCCACCTTGTCATGAGGGATGCTGCTCGGCCAAAGGGACAGGGCCGCTGCACGAGTGATCTCTTCGGCGGTGAGCACCGAACGTGTGATACGGGGCTTTGGTGAGGCCGTCGCAACTTCCATCCGGTTCTTGCTGCCCGGTGGGCGACCACGCCTGCCAGTCCGCTGGTACTGGTTGTGCACCACCCGCATGTGCTTGTTGACGCTGGACGGGCTGAGGCTCCTGTCGCACAGAGTGCACTTGATTCGCTGAGCGCTGGCGCCGTAGTCGAGACCGTGGGTGGCCTTGAGATGCCGAGCCATGCCGGGGCCAGGGAAGTAGCGCTCGCCGCACTCCGAGCAAGGGGCCTTGCCGTCGTTCGGCTCATCCTCGCCCGGTGGTAAGTCACTCAACGGGAGGGTGTCGGTGACGATGGTCTCATTCATCGTCATCCTGCGACCTTCCTCTTGCCGCCAGGCTTCGCTTCCTTGGCACGGAGGGACATCAAGAGGACACGGAAGTCGGAGCGGGTCAGAGCCTGCTCGCCCTTCTTGCGGTCGTAGTTCTCCGGTTTGGTGTAGTGCCGAGCAAGCAGGTCGCCCCAGGTGTTCACCGTGTCACGGCGCTCCGTACCGCAGCGCTCGCAGCGCAGGGTCAGGGGCGTGCCGAACTGCGGTGTCCAGTTGGAGTCGTAGTCGAACCAGGAGTGACCGATGGTGCGACACCTGATGTAGGCACGTCGTTCCCCGAGCCAGAGTCCGGTGTCGAACTCCAGAGCTTCGTGGGATACTTCGAGGCTCACAGGCCGATGCGCCCTGAGGACGCAAACAGCAGGCGATCCTCGACATGATCCTCGGGCAGGCCGAGAGCACGGAGGATGGCCTTGGCAGTGTCATCGGAATCGACGTAGGCCGTATGGCCAAGCTCGATCCAGTCCACCGCCTGTGACACCTCATCAGCCGTGAACATCATCGGCCAGTCGTCATCCATCACCACCGCCAGAGACGGGGTGATCCACTTGAACTGCATGTTGTGTTATTCCTCGATGTGGATTGCACGAAGCTGTCTCCCGTTGAGGAGGTCAGCGGTTGCTCGGTGATGCCCAGAGATGATCTGATTCCGGCCCTGGGTATCGGTGTACACCACGGGGAAACGGTTCCCCGGTTGGTCCATGTTCCTAAACGTCTGGCCTGTCTTGCGATAGGTGTCGCCCATGTAGTAGCTGGTCCCCTCCTGCGTCACCCATGGCTGGGAGGCGTGGAGGTTGCGTGGGTCCAGGTCTCGCATGTGCTCGGAGGGGTTGCGTAATGCAGCGTCCACCCGACCCTGGTCGTACCCACGTGGGTTGTCCTTGGTCCTACCGGCTGACGGCCACGGAGCCATGGTCTTCGGCGCACCCTTGAACAGAGCGTGCGTATCTCCGGCGCCGTACAGACGGTGTGCAAGCTCCCAACGAGATCCCTGAACCTCATCATCCGACTTGGGATAGGGAGAGCGCTGTGGACCTTGCACACCGCCAGTGTAGTTGCTAGCAGGAGGGAATCAAGTAGTGGACTGCGCCTTGATCTTGCCGGTCTGCGGGTCGATCTCGTTGCCGTCGTTGTCGTAGACCTTGCCCATGGCATTGACGTGCATGCCCCGCATGCCGCCCATGGTCTGAGCGGCACCGCTGCGGTAGGCCGTGGTGTTGGCCGAGAGCACCGAGTAGGTGCTGTCGTGAGTGGCGGCGTTGTTGGCGACGGTCGAGACCGTGTTCTGGATGCCGAGAGCGTCGCCCTGCTTGAAGGTGTCGAGGCCCATGCCGAGGAAGATGAACTGCCAGGCGTAGGTGTCGGTCTGCTCCTTGATCAAGTCCCGCACACCCTCCCAGGTGAACTCCCGGCTGGCGTTCTCCAAGCCGTCCGTCTGGATGACGAAGATCACCTTGGCGGGACGATCGGCCTCGGGCATGGCGTCGAGGCGCTTGCCGGTCTGGATGATGGTCCAGCCGATGGCGTCGAGCAGCGGCGTCATCCCCCTGGGGTCGAGCATGTACTCGGAGGCGTCCTGGATGGCGCCGTCGTAGACCACCCGGTGCGGCGCCTCGGTGTCGAAGTCGATGAAGAACAAGGTGCACTCGCCGGGCTGGTTCTTCTGGTCCACGATGAAGTGGTTGATGGCGTTCTCGGCTTCCTTGGCGACGGAAGCCATGGACCCCGAGCGGTCCATGACGATGCTGATGTGGGTGAGTGTGTCCTTCATGGTTCTCCTGTGATGTCTTCCTGATAGTGAGATATCAGAGCTTCTGCTTCTCCCAGCGGTCGAGGTGATCCTCGACGGCTCGCTCGATGAGCAGACTGGCCGAGACGGCTCGACGGCGGGCTTCGGCGTAGATGCGCTCCCGAAGCTGGGTGCGCAGGCGGAACTGGATCTGGGCGTAGTCGGCCTTGATGCCTCCCGGTGAGTCGCTGCTGCGGTAGCTGGACTGGTGGTTGGCGGCCCTCACGCTTCACCCTCCACCAGGTAGAAGGCGAAGGTCTCGGACTCGTCGTAGAGGGCTTTGAGTTCCTCGTCGCTGATCTCGCCAGAGAAGTTGGCGGCGAGCACTGCGTCTTCGTTGAGCACCACCACGACCTCGGTGCACTGGCTCACCAGATCCCGCTGTTTGAGCAGGGCCAGGGTGCGCTCTTCGTTGAGGGACTGGCTGCCCCGGCGCTTGCGCTCGATGCCGGTGATCGTCTTGGCCTTGGGCTTACCGTCCTTGTAGGACGTGAAGGGCATCGGCGTCTCCAGGTCCAGTTGCCGGTGCCCACCTTCCAGCAACTCCCCGTTGTCGGCCAGCGTCTCCATCAACGTCTTCTTGAGGGCGTCCTCGATGTGGGCTGACTTCTCCCGCATGGACCGGTTGAGCAGGTACTCCTGCACGGTGGGATCGATATCGACCCTCGTCTTGCGCTTGATGGTTCGCTTGGCGGGCATGCAGCACACTCTAGCACACGTCCCCACATCTGCCTGCTACAGTAGGCCCGCTCGCTCAGCAGTGGTCCTCTGATGCACACTGCCATGGTCGCTGCGAAGCGGGCTAGAACTCACCCAGGCGCAGGGAAAGGTCACTTATCCCCGCACTAAGGCGAACAGGCCCGGAACCTCTCGGGGGACCGGAACCACTCGACCGAATGACCGGCTGTGGCCAGGCGGTCAGCCTGGGTGGGTTCTCCGAAACCCCCTTGTGTTCCTCGCAACGACTCGGTACCTTTGACTGAGAGCCGCACGGTTGGGTGGAGGGGCTTCGGCCCCTGCGGGTTCGACTCCCGAGGCTCTTCTCAGGACGACGACAGAAGGACACCCCCACCACATGGCATTCCACTCGCCATATCTCACAAACAGTTTGCGGTCTGCGGACCGTTGACTTCTCGGCCGGTCGATCGGGCGATGCCCTGGCGCTAGCCGGGCTACCCCTATCCGACCGACCTACCAAGGCCCCTGGCTGGTGAGTTAGCCTCCCCACCAACGTGGTCGTAGTGGCATCGCCTACCCAGGGGACCCTCTCAGTGTCCTACACTGGCAGCCGCCTCACAAGGGCGTGTTGAGTCCGTAGAAGGCCTCCCTTCGGGGGGGCCTTCTGCGTTACTGTGAGCCGATGCTTGCAGCACTCTTGGCAGACGGTCTCTACATCGGTGGCGGCGTCCTCGTCCTCATCCTCATCATTCTGCTGGTCCTGATCCTGCTGCGCCGGGCCTAGCTGTCGAGGAACTCACGCAGCGACTGCAAGTCGAGTGTGATACGCCCTGACTTGGAGTCGAACTCACCGTCGAGGAAGGCCTTGGCCACCTTGCGCTTCTGCTGGAGCATGCGGAACATACGCTCCTCGATGGTGTTCAGCCCATACATGTAGCCGATGTTGATCTGGTCGAAGGCCGAGTTGGTGCGGTCGATACGGCTGATGCGTTGAGCCAGGGCACCAGCCGACCACGGCAGGTCGTAGCAGATCAGGTGTGAACCCTGGTTGAGATCCACACCGTAGGCCCCGGCGTCGGAGGACAGGAACATGCGCAGGCCGGGGTCGGTGTTGAACCTGACGATGCGGTCGTCACGGTCCTTGCCTGCCACGTCCCCGGTGATGGTGACGTAGGGGACCTTGAGCTTGCGCAACTCCTGACCGATCATGCGTAGCATCGGCTTGAAGTAGCTGAACACCACGACCTTGTGGCGGGGGTCCTCGTCCAGTATCTCAACCACCGTGTCGAGCAGGTTCTCCAGTTTGTTGTGCTCGGGGGGCATGTTGTCGAGGGCGCCCGAGGCACGAAGCTCGCTGGCGTACTCACTGCCACGCTTCGATAGCTCACTATCGAAGTCATCGGCACTGCACAGAAGGAGACCTGGGTGGCTGCTGAGCATCCTCATCGCCAGCAGTCGGGACATGACCTGACCCATCAACGAGATGTTGCCGCCGGACTGGGTGCGGCCGTAGTGCGCCAGAACGTCAAACCCCCCTCTGACCCCCGCTGATAGGGCGGCATCGATGGCCGCCGATAGGTCGTCCTTGATGCGATCATGGAGTGACATACAGGCAGCGTCCAGCTTGACCGGCATCTCCATCTCGATCATCTCGGGGAGCCACTCGGAGATGTCCTCCCGAGACTTGCGATACATCGCCTCGCCCAGGCGTTGTTGGATCAGCGGCAGGTTCTTGTAGCTCTTCGGCTTGCCCCAGTGGTCACGGACGATGAACGTGCGGTCGAACTTGTGGAAGCCACCGAGGACATCGGCGTCGATGAACTCCATGATGCTGAACAGTTCCTCGGGCCGGTTCTCCAGAGGCTGTCCCGATAGCCCGATACGGACGGGCACCGCCTTGGCGATGGCCTTGGCCCGCTTCGACCGCTTGGCGGCGAAGCCCTTGATCGCCGTGATCTCGTCCAGGATCATGAAGTCGAGCGGCGCCCAGCGCTTGATCTCCTCCCAGTCGTTCACCAAACACTCATAGTGACATATCGTGTAGTGGTAGCGGGACGAGCGACGGAAGGCCAGCAGGCGCTCCTGCTTGGTGCCGTCCACCACCTGCACCTTGGCTCGGGGGTCAACCTTCTGGATCTCCCGGAGCCACTGCCACTTGGTGGACTTGAGGGCGAAGATCAGGCCGTGTGATACGACACGCTGGCGCCGTAGCTGACGGATGGCCGCCACGGCAGTGACCGTCTTGCCCGCACCCATCGTGAGAGCGAGCAGCAGGTTACGGCGAGCAACGATGCGCTCGATGGCCTCGACCTGGTACGGCCGTAGCTCCAGCGGCATCTGGTCAGGCTACGACAGCCATTCGAGATAGCGCAGCTTGCGCTTGTACTTGAGGTTGTACATGTGACCAACCGTCGCCGCCCAACGACGGGGGGCACGTCCGTGAGTAGCTCCCGGCATCTGCTTGCTCTCGGTGAGAGCACTGTTCTGCACCTGCTTGGGGAGCTTCTGCTTCAACGTATCGATGATCTCTGCATCGGTCACGGCCTGGCCCGCCAGACACCGGAGCAGCATGCCCAGCCCCGAGATCGAGTAGTAGGAGTAGGCCTCTTCATCCCCTATCCACGCACTGGTGAGGATGTTGAAGATGCGACGGAGATGGTCTTCACCCTCCCTTGCCTCAGCTTCGACAGCCTTCACCG